GTAGCAACGGCCAACCTGAGATGATTGGTGGACTACCACGTCCCATGTGTGTGAATGGTTCTTTGTCTTTTCGTTTGCCCTGACCAGTGGGCGTCTATATTGTATCGCTATTAAGCGAGAAGTTACGCTCAGCGCAGACCGTTAGTGCCGCCCCCTGCCTTGCCGTTTTGTGACGGCTTGGCCCAATTCTGGACAGCTGGTCTGTTGTTCTGGCGTTGCTTGTTGCGAACAGCTTGTTGCAGGCGGTTGGCGGCCTGCTTTTCAGCAATTGGTTTGAGCCCTTCAGCGAGGCCGTGAAGCCCCGCAGCAATGATTGGCCGCCCCATGGTATTTGCGAGCATCGAAGCTGTTCGAACGATTGGATACACAGTCGGGATTGATTTCTGTGCGGCGTTTGAAACCCAGCGGAACCACTTGCCCATGTCATTATAACCCTGTGGGCAACCAGGCGGCAAAACGTTAGCAACCATGTTGTACAGCACCAAAGCGTTTGGATCGTAGGTGGCTGATGGCTGTGCCAGCGCAAGAAACGCTGGCTTGTTTGCAGCTGGAAGGCGCTCAATGCCGACCCGCCAAGTGACGAACAAAGTCGTCTGCTCGGACAAGCCAGTAAAATAAGCACCCGTGGTGTTCATCATAGAATAATGCATGGGTCCGCCGTACAGTGCCGGACTTTGACCGGGCGTTTGAGCACCGCTAGTTTGGGTGTCTTTTAGACACAACGATTTGTCGGAAAGGAAAGACCCGAAATCGCCGCCGTTGTACCCGCTCGCACTAGGCGCAGTGGGGTTGTTTTGGCAGATTGCCCAAGGGCGGCGGGCCATACCTTGAAACTTGTTGTCCGACTGAAACTTGGCGGTGTTGTAACAACCATCCTGAGCAGCCCATGAATGGGAACCAGGCATGATTTTGGCCTCGGCCAGTGTATTTGGTGGGCACCGGAAATAAGTCGTAGGCTGCGAGATTGGCGCGTCCCATGTTACGCTGGGGCCGTATTTGGGCATTGAAGCCGCCATCTCGTAGCTGTTGCCGTACTCGTAAACGGTTACCGCACCTTGCTTG